CCTAGTGGTTTAGTAGTTCCTTGGGGTACTTCTGCACAACGTCCTACAAATCCAGAGCCAGGACATACACGTTTTAATACGGACCCTAGTAAATTGTTCCTAGAATCGTGGAACGGAACACAGTGGGTTTTAGCGGCAGGTGGCGGTGAATCTGTTACTGAAGAGTACGCTGAAGATGTGAACTTCCTTTGGAACATTATCCTATCCTAATAACCAAAAACGATAAATACTATTAATGCTACAATGGAAGACCAATCCGTAGCAGGACTTACTGTGGTCAACCCGCAAAGAGCCGAAAGGATGAAAATGTGGTTGGAGGGACAAGATCCCCGTTTATAGGAGAATAAAGTGGCAGTTGGTCGTATATCTGGTCCGCTTTTGAAGGCAAACCTACTTCGCCAAGGAGTGGATCTCGCTTTTGAAACGGATTTATTGTACTTAGATGTTAATAATAGCCGAATAGGAGTTAACACTAACGCACCTGCGACCGCTCTCGATATAAACGGAACAGCAAGAATTCAAACATTAGATATTTTAGACACTACATTACCAATTGGTAATATTACTATTGACGGTGCTACAAATACAATATCTACTACACAGCCTGTATTCACTATCACAACACCAAATCACGTTGTTTATCAAGACAAATTGATTATTGACGATATTGAAATTGATAATGCTACTATTAGAGCAACAGGCACAAACCAGAATTTAGAGTTTAGACCAAACGGAACTGGTACTGTAAACTTCTTTGGTGACACAAATATTACAGGTAATTTACACGCAACCGGCAATATTACAGCAGATGGCGATATTACAATTGGTGATAGCGACACAGATACTATCGTAATTAACGCTGATATTAACTCAGATCTTATTCCAGATGTTACTAATACCTACACAATTGGTACTCCTACTAAAATTTGGTCACACGGTTACTTTAATGATCTAACAGCAACTAGTATTACAACTGCTGGATTAACAATTGGTGACTTAGATTTAACACTTACTCCGGGTAATGTTTATTACGTTGCTCAAAATGGAGACGATGCACATTCAGGCGAACACCCACAAGATCCGTTTGCTAGTTTGTCATATGCACTTAGCCAAGCAACTGCTGGAGATACTATTCACATTTACCCAGGGACATACGAAGAAACGTTTCCTTTAACAGTTCCAACAGGTGTAACTGTTGTTGGTGAAAGTGTTAGAGGTGTAAAAATTGTCCCTACAGCAGGAACAAATAATAATGATGCGTTTTTATTAAATGGAGAAACAAGTGTAGTTAATTTAACTGTTGCAGATTTCTTCTACGACAGTATCAATAACACAGGATGGGCATTTAAATTTGCAAGTAACTTTGAAGTTACTACACGTTCACCATATATTAAAAATGTTAGTGTAATTACAGCAGGTAGTGTTACAAGTGCAAGTGATCCGAGAGGTTTTGATCAAGGTGACGCAGGCCGCGGTGCATTTATTGATGGTGAAATAGCAACTGCTAACTCACGTGAAGCAAGTATGTTGTTCCACAGTGTAACATTTATTGTTCCAGGTGGTGTTGGTGTACTAGCAAAGAATGGTGCAAGGGTTGAGTGGTTAAACTCATTTGTATATTTTGCAGATAAAGCAATTATCGGTGAGAATGGTACTAACGGATTAAAAGGTACAGGACGTACAAAAACTAAATTAAGTGGACTAGTTGGAACACCAACAGCAGGTGAAACATTTGTCTATACAGACAGTCAAGGCAATGCTGTAAATGCAACTGTTAATGAAGTTGATGGAAATTACATTTACTTGAATAATAATGTTTCTGGACTAGAAACAAAATATGAACGTGGCGGAAAAACTGTTGTTGCTGTTGACAATGCACAAATTGATACTGCAATTAAAAAGTTTGGTACAGGTTCGCTATTATTAGACGGTACTGGAGATTATATTTCTGTTGCTAACGATCCAGACTTTGGTTTTGGCACAGGTAATTTTACTATTGAAGGATGGTTTTATGCTAATGATGTTACAGGTACAAAATCATTAGTAGACCTAAGAGCAGGCACAGCAGTTGATTCGGGATTATATATAAAATCAGATAGTGCTACTGTTAGTGTTACACACAACGGCACACAAATACTAAGTGGCGGCGTACTTTCAACAGCAACATGGACTCACATTGCTGTAACAAGATCCGGTACAACAATTAATTTATATGTTAACGGTACTAGAGTAGACTCGGATAATACTTTTAGTGACGACTTAGGTTCTGCTAAACCGTTATTGATTGGTGCGGCATATGACGGATCGAGTGGATGGGACGGACAAGTTGATGATTTTAGAATTTCAACTGTTGCAAGATACACACTTGGTAGTTATACTCCACCATTAAATGAAGTTTCAAATGATGTTGACACACAAATTCTTTTAAGATTTAACGGAACAGACGGCTCGACAACTTTTGAAGATGATGTTATTGTTGAACAAGCAATTGGATTTGGCGGCGGTGCCTATGCAACAGGAATTGAACTAGCAGACTTTTCAGACTTTGGTTGTGAAGTTCGTTCAATTGGTAGTGCGTGTGTATATGGCAACTATGGTGCGTATGGTGATGGTAACGGTGTTATCATGTATCTTATTTCACAGAACTTTGCGTACATTGGCAACGGTAAAGAAACAGATAATGATCCAACAACAGTATTACAAAGTCAAGAAGTTACAAAACTTAATAATGCAAACGTATATTACAGTTCAGTTGACCATAAAGGTGATTTTAGAGTTGGTGACATTTTCCATGTTAACCAAGCAGACGGTACAGTAAACTTTACTAATGCAAACTTTAACATTGATACATTACAAAGTGTAAGATTTAGTACAGGTTCATCAACTACAATTATTAATGGCGATCAAATTCAAACAGGCAATATTAGATTAAGCGGTAATACTATTGAAAGTTTAAGCGGAGATTTAAACTTTGATGCACAAGCAGGAATGGTATATTTTAATGACGATGTTAATATTGCAGGTAACTTAGATGTTGTTGGTGACGTAACTATTGGCGGTAATATTACTATTGGTGATGAAGTTACAGACACTATTCAAATTGTTGCAGGTATTGCAAGTAATCTTGTTCCAAGCCAAGACGGTGTTTACACACTAGGTACTGTTTCAAACGAATGGCGTAAATTATACGCAAGAGAAATTCAAGTTGATGATATTAACATCAACGATAATGTGATTCAAACTACAAATACTAACCAAGACCTGGAGTTACGTGCTAGTGGTACAGGTAGTATTGTAATAGATGATTTAAGTTTTAAAACTAACATTGTTAGTTCTACTAATGATATTATATTATCTCCAGGTAGTGAAAGTGTAGACATTGACGCAACAGGAAGTTTACGCTTACCAAGAGGTACAACACTAGAACGTCCAGGCACACCTGAACTAGGTATGCTACGTTATAACACAGATACTGATGTATTTGAAGGATATGACGGAAATTGGATTACACTAAACGGTATTAGAGACGTTGACCAAGATACATATATCCTTGCAGAGTCGACACCGGGTGCAGACGACGATACACTAACGTTTTTTGCCGCAGGACAGCAGGTTGCAGACGTTAATAGCACTAGATTTAATGTAAATAAGTTAGCAGTAGACGATATTGAAATTGAAGGTAATACTGTTAGAACAGTAACCCTTAATACAGATTTAAACCTATTAGCAAATGGTACTGGTAAAGTAATCATTGAGAACTTTGGCTTTAATGCTAATTCGATAACTAATACTGTAGCAGGTGCAGTTACAACACTTGCCCAAACAGGTACTGGATACTTTAAAATTGAAGGTACTGGTGGATTTGTTATTCCAGTTGGTGATCTAACTAATAGACATCCGACACCAGAAACTGGAATGATGCGTTTTAACACAGCAGACGATCGTGTTGAAATTTATGATCCATCAGGACAATGGGTATCAGTAGCAGGTAGTTCGGGTGCTGTGTCGGCACAAGATGCTGAAGAAATTGCAATTAAGATGGCGGTTACGATAGGATAAAAGAATGGCAACGTTTTTTAAAAATAAAGTAGTAAAAGAAATAGGAACAATTGATGTACCGATCTACGAAGTAGGTCCAAGTACTAGAGCAACTGTTATTGGTATGAGTTTGGCTAATCTAACTAGTTCTGTTGTAAGTGCTAGTGTAAAAATATCCGACGATACATCAGTAACAGGGTTTTATTTAAAAGACATTCTTATTCCACCTAACTCAACTTTAAAAGTTTTAAATGGTGGTGAAAAAATAATTTTAGCGGCAACAAATACGATTTATGTTGTTGCAGATATTGATGCAAGTTTAGACTGCGTCATGAGTTTTGTGGAGATAGTGTAATATGTCATCTCAGTGGTTTACAGGTCAAACAATTACACAAACTATCGAAGATAATCTCGGCGAGCGTTATTTCTACGGGTTACGTAGAACCGACGATGGAGAATTATTTTTAGGTAAACTTGACCAACTAAGCCTTAGTGACAATATTGTTATTAATAAGGAAGGTGATCCTGTTGATAACTTTGTTGAGTTTGACGAAGGTGTAGAATTTTTTGAAGGTAGAGATTCTGCACACAACTTAACTTATAAAAATTTAAATTATGAACAATTTCGTTGGGACGATGCTAATTTATTTTACTATGTAAATGAAGAAGGCGAACTAGTAGTTAGATTAAATCAAGGTCCAAACGATGGTGCTGTTGTTTATGCTGGTGATACAATTACAGTTACAGATAGTGATAGAGAATGGGATAACACTAACTTAACAATGGATAACAACAATATAACATTTGACCAAACATAGGAGCGTAGGAGTAGCAAATGACAAAACAAACAGTTAACGTAGGAGTGTTGCCCAACGATGGACAAGGTGATAACCTAAGGGCAGGCGCTACAAAAATTAATAATAACTTTACCGAGTTATACGAAGCATTAGGAGATGGTGATCAACTTTCAGTTGTTAATGAAGGTGGTGTGTTAAATTCATTTCCTGCAACATCAGTAGGTAACAACAAAGTTACCTTCTTATACGATGCATACGAAGATTTACCTAACCCTACTACCTATGATGGTATGTTAGCAAAAGTTAGTGCAGACGGTTGTGTTTACTACGCTCATAACAACTCCTGGACTAAAATGCTAGACACTACATCGGACCTAACTGATATTGCTGATGTAAGTACTAGTGGCGCAACAGATGGTCAAGCACTAATTTATACAGCCTCAACTCAAACATGGGGCCCAGGAAATGTTGCTACAGACGGCGGCTCAAGTGCATTTGTTGATTTATCAGATACACCTACAAACTTTTCAGGAGCAGGCGGACAAATTGTTAGAGTAAACTCGGGTGCAACAGCATTAGAATTTAGCAGTGCAATCACCGCTTCAGAAGTTTCAGGAATTGCTATTAGTGCATTAAGTAACGTTTCATCTTCAGCACCAAGCACAGGTGATGTTCTTAAATGGGATGGTGCACAATGGGCACCAGGTGCTGATATTGCATCAGGCGGCTCTGGTTTAGATGCTGACACACTTGACGGATTTGACAGTGCATACTTCTTAAACTATAGTAACTTTACAAACACTCCAACATTGTTTGGTGGTGCGTTTTTAGATTTGTCAGATACGCCAGCGGCATTTACAGGCGCGGCAAATAGATTTGTTAAAGTTAATTCAGCAGGTGATGGATTAGAATTTGTTGTAGACCAATCAACAGACCAAAACTTATGGGAAACATTTACAGCAGATACAGGTGCAACAAGTGCCGCTAGTTTAACAGACTCATTTGCAATTGAAGGCGGAACAGATATTTCAACTGAAATTACTGGAGATGTTTTAACAATTAATTGGACAGGAACTCCAGCACCAACTTTAATACAAGAGTTAACTAACGTTAGTGTAGCCAATGCAAGTATTGGTAACGCAATGACGTATAATGGTACAAGTTGGGAGCCAGAAAATGCTCCAAGTATTACATGGACACTAGGTGCTAATGGTACATCAGACTACACATTTAGCGGACCTGGATTTCCAAC